GCGCATAGCCGCCTTCGTGGATGCCGTAGAAGCGCAATACCGCGCCCGCCTTGCCGAGATTGAGCAGGCGCAGCGGATCATGATGGACCGGGAAGCGTCGAAAGAGGCCCGCAGAGAGGCCATACGCCTCATGCGCCAGTACACCCCCGGCGACCTGCTAGAGGTCATCACAGGGCCGTTTGCCGGGCAACTGGTGGCATTCGGTGCCATGGTCGAGCGGGCGGGCAGTCTGACGCCGCTGATCGAGGCGGAGTTGAACGGGTTGCGGGTGCAGTTTGACCCGCTTGGGATCAGAAAGGCGGGGTGATGGATTGGTATTTCAGGCCACGGCTTTCGCTGCATGTGATCTTCTTCATGCTGCTGATCCATGACGCCGCAGAGCAAGACAACTGGGCGGCGATACTGGGCTTTCTCGCCATCGGCGCGCTTATGGCGTTTGTCTGGGACTTGGCCCAGTCCCTCAAGGGTCACGGTCCATCTGATAACGGCAACCCTTGACCGCCGAGTCACCTTAGGTTACCCTGCATCGCAGAACGGTCCCTGGATATCTCCGGTTCCGGCGCACCTGCCCACCGCCCAATGGGTCGCGGGTCGGCGGTGCGTAAGCTTTGCCCAACATCAACAGCACGAGGCCCCGTCACGGCGGGGGTGTAGCCATGGGAACTCTCAGCTTCAGCGTGACCGACTACGCCCGGCGCGGGGAGTCGATCCAATCGACCAAGTATGTCACCGGCGGCGCTCACACCACCAGCACGACCGCATCCAACCTGTCGGACGGCGCGACGGTCAGTCTGGCCAAGGGGCAAGTGCTGATCGCCTACGCCGATGAAGCCATGCGCATCCGCTTCGGCGGTGTCGCCGCCACGGCATCCACCGGGCATTACATCCCGGCTGGGCAACAGCGTGAGTTCGAGTGCTTCGACGCGGGCAACGTGTCCGTGATTGATGTGGCCTAAGCGGGGTCGCCATGACCTTCAAATGGACGCCAGAGGTAGAGGAAGAAATCTTCGGGCGGATGATCAAGGGCGAGGGGATCGTCAGCATCCTCGGCCCTGACAAGGACGACTTCCTGCCAAGCGAGGCAACGTTCTATCGGCGGCTGCAATCTGGTGACGCTGCGTTCTGCGAGAAATACGCGCGCGCGCGGGAAGCCCAAGCCCATCGCGAGGCTGAGGAAATCCGGCAGATTGCAGACACAGCAACGCCAGAGAACGTGCATGTGGCGCGCCTTCGGATGGACGCCCGCAAGTGGCGCGCTGGCAAGCTGGCCCCGAAGGTCTACGGCGACAAGCTGGAAGTGTCCGGCGCTGGCGAGGGTGGGGCGCACGTCCACAAGGTGGAGATGACGTTTGTCCGGCCTGGTGCTTCAACCACAAACCGCTGACGTATTCGCCCCGCTATGGCTGGAAAAGGGGCGATACAAGGGCGCATGGGGCGGACGGGGATCGGGCAAGTCGAATGACCGGGCGCAGGCTGTCGTGCTGCGGATGGCGACAGAACCGGGCAGCCGGATCGTGTGCCTGCGCGAGGTGCAGAACTCCATCAAGGATTCGGTTTACCAGCTGATCTGCGACTGGATTGAACGCCTCGGACTTGGCCCGCTGTTCGACATCACCCGCGACGAAATCCGGGGGCCGGGCGGATCGCTGTGCATCTTTCGCGGCATGAAGGACCAGAACGCGGAGTCGATCAAGTCGCTGGAAGGCTACACCATCGCATGGTTCGAAGAAGCGCAGACCTGTTCACAGCGTTCCCTTGATCTGCTCCGCCCAACTATCCGCGCGCCCGGTTCGGAACTGTGGTTCACATGGAACCCGCGCGCCAAGACAGACCCGGTTGACATCTTCCTGCGCCAGAAGCCGCCGCACGATGCGGTCGTGGTCAGGGCAAACTTCGATAACAACCCGTGGTTTCCGAAGGAACTGGAAGGCGAGCGGCTGCTGGATGAAACCGGGGACGAGGCCCGGTATCGCAACATCTGGCTGGGCGACTATGAAGACCAGTCCGACAAGCAACTGATCAGCGCAAAGGTCGTGGACCGGGCGCGGCAGACCAAGGCCGAAGTCACGCGGCAAGACGAAATGATCATGGCGGTAGACGTGGCCCGATACGGGGATGACGAGACGGTCATCGCCTTCCGCAAGGGCCGCTGCGCCTATTTCGAGCCATGGTTGGCATTTTCGAAGCTGGACACGATGGAGGTCGCCGCCCGCGTGGCGTTCCACTTTGACCGGGTCAAGCCGAACGCGCTGTTCGTGGACGAAACCGGGGTCGGCGCTGGTGTCGTGGACCGTCTGAAGCAGCTTGGCTATCCGGTCACGCCGGTCAACTTCGGGGCCAAGCCGGACGGCATGACCGACGCCAAGTGCGCCAACAAGCGCGCCGAGATGTGGGCCCGCATGAAGGAATGGCTGAACGGCGAAGTCGGCATTCCCGACGATCCGGCGCTCGAGGCGCAACTGACATCGGTCGAATACAAGCACGACGCGAACAACGCGATCCTTCTGGAAAAGAAGGAAGACATGAAGCGGCGCGGCTTGCCCTCGCCAGACCGGGCTGATGCCCTGGCCCTGACCTTCGCCTATCCGGTCATGGCAAACGATATGGACGAGCCGCATGAACGTCGCCGCACAGCCAATGCAACCACAGGCTATTGACCCGATGCAGCAGATGGCTGCGCGGGTTCGCGCGCTGGCCGACGCCCGCAACCTGTGCGACGCGGTGGACGAGGCCAAGCTTGGCGAGTTGGGCCATCTGGTCCTGCAGGGCTATGACATCGACGCATCGTCCATGGACACATGGAAGGAGCGGATGCAGCGCGGCCTGGACCTGGCCATGCTGGTCAAGGAAGAAAAGACCTACCCGTGGGAGAAGGCGGCGAACATCCGGTTCCCGCTGATCACCTCGGCGGCGCTGCAATACAACGCCCGCGCTTATCCTGCTATCGTTCCGTCAACCGACGTGGTCAAGGTGTCGGTGCAGGGCGCGGATCAGCAGGGGCAGAAGTCCAGCCGGGCCAAGCGGGTTGCCAGTTTCACCAGCTACCAACTCAAGGTCGATTCCCGCGAATGGGAACGAGGGACAGACCAACTCACGCTGCAGCTGCCCATCGTCGGGGACGTGTTCCGCAAGGTCTGGTGGGACGTGACGCAGAACCGGCCCCGGTTCCAGATCAGGCTGCCGGGCAAGCACGTCATCATCAACAACAACGCGACCACGCTGCAGACCGCGCCGCGCGTGTCGGACACCATCGAACTCTACCCGCACCAGGTCATGACCAACATGCTGTCGGGGCGGTTCCGCAAGATCGACCTGCCGAAGCGGGCGGAAGATGACCAGTCGCCCGAGTGCTTCATCGAGCAGCTTTGCCGCCACGACCTGGACGAAGACGGATACCCCGAGCCGTATATCATCACGGTGCACAAGGAGACGCAGAAGGTCGTGCGCATCGTCGCGGCCTATGACGTGGACACCGTGACGACGGACGGCAACCAGATCATCGCCGCCGAGCCGGTCCAGTATTTCGTGCATCACCAGTTCATGCCGTCGATGGATGGCGGGCTGCTCGGGACGGGCATGGGCTTGCTGCTTGGCGACATCAGCGAAACCATCAACTCGACCCTCAACATGATCATGGACAGCGGGCACCTTGCCTCGCTGGGCGGCGGTTTCATCGGGGCGCAGAACTTCCGGGTGAAGGGCGGCGTCAAGCGCGTGATGCCCGGCGAATACCAGATGGTCAACTTTACCGGCGACGACATCCGCAGGGGCATCGTGGACCTGCAGTTCCCCGGTCCTTCCCCGGTGCTGTTCCAGATGCTTGGGATGCTGATCGAGGCGGGGCGCGAAGTGACCAGCGTGTCCAACGTGATGACCGGCGACGCGGGGCGGCAGAACATGCCCGTGGGCACGGTGATGGCGCTGATCGAGCAAGGTCAGATGGTGTTCACCGCGTCCTACAAGCGCATCTATCTCGCGCTGCAGGACGAGTTCGCGCTGATCTGCCGCATGAACGCCAAGCACTTGCCGCCGATGAAGTATCAGACGTTCCTGGATGAGAAGGCGGACCCGGCCAAGGACTTCGACCTGAAGGACATGGACGTGCTGCCGGTGGCCGATCCCAATGCGGTTACGTCCATGCAAAAGATGGCCCGTGCGCAGTTCGTGGGCGAGTTGGCCAAGGCTGGCGCGGTGGACCCGAAGGAAGCAACCCGGCGGATGCTGGACGCGGCTTCTATCGAGAATCCGGAATCTCTGATGCCGAAGCCCGACCCGAATGCGCAGAAGCAGGCGATGCTGATGGCCGCCGCGCAAGAGGAAATGCTTGTGATCGACATGCGCCTCAAGGAGGCGAGCCTTGAGAAGATGGAAGCCGAGACGCTGAAGATCATCGCAGAGGCCGAAGCGGCTGCTGCGGAGGTCGATCTTCTGCCGATGAAGATGCAGATCGAGCAACTGCGGACGATGAAGGAGAGCCTACGTGCCAGACGCGAAGCAATTGACGCGGGACGAACTGGAAGAATGGCGGGCGCATCCGGTAACGCAGCACCTGCTGGCAATCCTGCGGCAGGGAACGGCGGCCAACAAGGCGGGCTTGCAGACCTCCCTATGGGGCAAGGGGTCATGTGATCCACAGGACCTTGGCCGCGTGAAGGCGGCGGAACAACTGATCGAAGACCTGACAGAAGCGACACACGAGGACTGGAATGGATGGAGCGTTCACTTTGAATCGCAGCGGCATCAAACCGCTTGAATACAAGATCCTCGTGCTTCCCAAGGAAGTCGAGACGAAGACGGCGGGCGGCTTGCTGTTGCCCGAAACGAAGGTTGAAAAGGACGGTTTCCAGCGGCGCGAAGGTGTCATCGTGGACATGTCGCCGATGGCGTTCACCTTTCCGGACTGGCCTGCCGATGCACCCAAACCGAAGGTTGGCGACCGCGTCATGTTCGCGCGCTACCAGGCAGACGAGGTGATGGGCAAGGACGGACAGAACTACTGGATCATGGCGGACAAAGCCGTCATGGCGCTGATCGAGGACTGAGCAATGACAGAAGAGACGACGACACAGGCCGCGCCCGTAGAGGCAGCGGTCCAAACGGATGCACCCAAATGGGCACCCGAGGCAGAACAGGAAGCCCGCGCGCTGGGGTGGAAAGCCCCCGACGAATGGAAGGGCGAAGTCCCTGCGGGATACATTGACGATCCCACGCGGTATCTGGAGCGGGCCGAAAGCTTCGCGCCGTTCCGCAAGATCAAGGAAAAACTGGGCGAGGTTGAAAAGACCACCGCCGAAAGCCTGCGCCGCATCGAAGAGGTGACGGCCCGGACGGTGCAACGCGAACGCGAACGCCACGCCGCCGAACTGGCCAAGATCAAGGCCGACAAGGTCGCGGCTGTGGAAGTCGGCGACGTGCAAGCGTTCAAGGCGCTGGATGCCCAGGAAGAACGCATCCGCAAGGAAATGCAGCCGGTCGAAGAAAAGCCGCAAGGTCCCTCCATCCGCCCCGACGAAAAGGCAGCGATTGAGCATTGGCGGGTAGACAAGCCGTGGTTTGGCAAGGACAGAGCTATGACCCTCGCAGCTTCGGAATACTACAGCGAAGCGCAAAAGGACGGGCTGACCGATCCGCAGGCAATCCTGAAGTTCGTTGATCGGCGCATGAGCGAAACCTTCGCTGCGCTGGCACCCAAGCCAGCCCGTGACGCAGCCGTGGAAAGCGGCCTGACGCTGGGCGGCGGGGCCAAGCCGGGCGCGTTCGAGGCGCTGCCCAAGGAGGCCAAGGACGCATTCCTGCGGTTCGTGCAGCGCGGCGTGGTCGAGGACACCAAGGAAGCCCGCGCGA